ATCAATTCTGAGTGTCCTAGTATTGCTAATCCTAACTACGTTCCTTACTAGTTGTAGCTCAGTCAAGAAATTAGACGTATTTACAACTGAAGTAGAACGACAACCTTTAGAATTACCATCTCCACTTACTCCTAAATTAGAAGATATTAAGTGGACAATAATCACATCTGAAAATGCTGATGAAGTATTTAAAAAGCTACAAGAAGGTGGCATAGATCCTGTGTTGTTTGGCTTGACAGATGAAGGTTACGAAGCATTATCTAAGAACTTTGCACAAATACGTGCATATATGCTTCAACAAGACGAAATAATCAAATCATACAAAGAATATTACGAAGGTAAAGACAAGAAATAGCTGATAAATACACATATAATTGAAAGGGAATTATATGTGGTTTTTCTTAGTTAAATCAATTGTCGGTGCCATACTTGGACAGGCAACAAATGCTTGGTTCAAAAAAACCGCTATGGGTAAATGGTTCTATGGAAAGATGGAATCATGGTACAACTGGGCGGCTGAAAGGTATGATCTTAAAATACTGACTGCGGAAGAAAAGACAATGCAAAAGTTTCCTGCACTAAAAAAGAAATTAGATGCAATGGAATCCCGTATTAAAAAATTAGAAAAGAAGTAATAAAATGTTTGACCAATTAGGATTAGAATTAGCAGACGTACTGGCTCCATGGATAGCAGTATTGATATCTTTGTCAGCAGTATTCTGGTTCAAAGACTTTGCAGTAAATTTAATGAGTGGATTAAAGTTTAAATTTAATCCTGCTTTTAATGAAGGTGATCATATCATACTAGATAATGAAGATGCAATCATAGTTAGAATAGGATATAGAGAAACTGTGTTTGGAGTTTACAGTGAAAAAGGTTATGTGTGGAGATTTATTTCAAATGATAGATTAAAGTTACACAAACTTGAAAAAATTATTAACAAAGATTTACATTTAGATAGCGATGCAGAAAAAGGAAGAAGATTACAGGCAATGATAGATCAGGCACAGAACGAAAAAATTAATAAGAACAAGATTGAAATTGAGAGAATAAAAAATGGAAAAAATAAAAGTTAAAGAAACTAGCACAGCTAAAGAATATGAATTAGATAAATCCGATCTAGTTCCTGCATCAGGAGATGAAGCTGAAACTTGGTACAACAAGACAGCAGGAATAATGGACAAGTTTAGACTTATTCCAAGGTTAATTATGATGGCATACATCTATGCCTTTTATAGTGCAACAACATGGTTTATGGCTTTGCCTGACCCAACAAATGCACAGGCGGCATTTATATCAACTATCGTTGGTGCGGGTGCGGCGTTCTTTGGTTTGTATGTGGGTAAGCCAGGAGCATCCATACCAGGAAAAAAATAAACGATAAGTAATAGTGTTGACCTTTTAACAATAAGGTGTTAATATACTATTATGGATTACTATGAATCGTTAGGCGTTAATAGAAACGCATCAGCAAAAGAGATTAAATCTGCTTTCCGTAAAAAAGCGGCTGAACATCACCCTGACAAAGGTGGTGATCCTAACCAATTCAAACAAATTAACGAAGCATACCAAACTTTATCCGACAGCAACAAAAGACAGATGTACGATCAATTTGGAACATCTGATCCACAACAAGCAAATATGAATAGAGGCGGAACACAGTTCCATTTTAACATGGGTGGAAATGGTTTTGAAGAAGTGTTCTCAAGTTTCTTTGGAGATGGATTTGGTGATCCATTTCAACGCAGACAAAGACAGATGCGTAACCAAGACATAACCATCGCGGCGGATATTACACTACATGATATTGTAAATGGTAAAGAACTTATTGCAACTTTTAGACTGCCAAGTGGTAAGGAACAAACGGTTACAATAAAAGTACCAAAAGGTGTGCGTCCTGGAGACACCATGCGTTACAATGGAATGGGCGGAGACAACATTCCACAAGCACCAAGAGGTGATTTGTTTGTCAAAATCAGAGTCAAGAAGGACCCCGAGTACCACGTTGACGGCATAAATTTATATATAGAAAGAACAATTAATGTGTTCGATCTTATACTAGGCACTAACATAAGAGTAGATACTTTGCACGGCAGATCATTAAGTGTAACAGTTCCTCCAGGCTCCAACCCAGGTACAACTTTCAGCATAAGTGGACAAGGCTTACCAGATCAAAGATCAGGTGTTACTGGCAGTTTATTTGTGAAAGTAAATGCAATAACTCCAAAAATATACGATGAAAAAACAAGAGAGAAGATAGCAAAGATTAAAGATGAAACTGATTTATCATCCTAATGAATGGTTAGAAAAAAAGGTTGCTCCTTTTGATTTCGAAAAGCATGATGCCAAAAAGGTTGAAGCTGACATGATTTCAATCATGGAAAAGAATCAAGGAGTAGGACTGTCAGCCAATCAAGTTGAACTTGATGCACAAATTTTTATTATCAAGCCAACCGGATTAAAGGATTACGAAGATGAAAAACCTTTTGCAATTATCAATCCTAAGATAACTGCTGTAAGTGAAGAGATGGTTGATGGTGAAGAAGGTTGTTTAAGTTTTCCGTTACTATACTTTAAGGTCAAAAGACCAGTTGGTTTGGTTACAGAGTGTCTTGACTCTAGCGGAAAAGAGTGTACAATAGAGTTAACAGGTTGGAATGCAAGAATCTTTGGTCATGAATATGATCATCTATACGGAATCAACTACATAGATAGGGTAAGTAAACTTAAACTAGATATGGCTAAAAGAAAGCAACAAAAGTTAATGAAAAGAATTGAAAGACAAGTAAAGGATACGCAATTATATGGTAGAGCCTAGTGAACAGTTACAATTAGTTTTTGATAAAGCAGTAGATGTAGCAAAGAAGTTGCAACATGAATACGTAACTATCGAACATTTATTATTTGCTATGCTATGCGAAGAAAGTTTTGCTAAAGTCATAGAAGGCTTTGGTGCGGATCCAGAATACCTAAAAAAGAATATTGAAAATTATTTAAAAAAGCAAACTGAAAAGATCCAGTTGCCTCCAGAAAAAGCAAAAAAATACAAGCCAAAGAAAACACACGCAGTTGAAAGAGTTTTAAACAGAGCTTTTACGCAGGTATTGTTTAGTGGAAGAAGCCATATAGAATGTGCTGATGTATTTTTAAGCATTATGAATGAAAAGAAAAGCTGGAGTTACTATCACATATCAAAAGCTGATATTGATAAGGACAAGTTCCAAGATTATTTACAGAATGAGATTGTTGAATCATACGAAGACGAAGAAATGTCTGGTATGGCAACAAGAGCTTTGCGTTCATTCACAACTAATTTAAATGCTGAAGTTGACAAAGGCAAAATAGATCCTGTTATTGGTAGACACACAGAACTTGATTCTATTGCACTTGCCTTAGGACGCAGAAGCAAAAATAATGTATTGCTAGTGGGTGATCCAGGTGTAGGTAAAACTGCTATTGCAGAAGGCCTTGCCTGGAACATCGTTCAAAAATCATGTCCAGACTTCTTAATGGAGTATAGTGTTTACAACTTGGACATAGGATCAATGTTAGCAGGCTCTAAATACAGAGGTGACTTTGAAGAAAGATTTAAACTTGTATTGGCCGCACTTAAGAAACGTGGTAAGACCATTGTATTCATTGATGAAGCACACATGATAAGTGGTGCAGGAGCAGGTGGTGGAAACAGTTCAAATGATTTAGCAAATATGTTAAAGCCTGTTATGACTAAAGGCAACATTAAGATTGTTGCATCAACTACTTGGGAAGAATATAGAAAGTATTTTGAAAAAGACAGAGCTTTGATGCGTAGATTTGCAAGAGTAACTATTGACGAACCTAGCAAAGAAGTAACCAAAGACATATTACTTGGTATTAAAAAATATTATGAAGAGTTTCATAAGACAAATATTACAGAAGAAGCTATTGATACTGCAATTAAATTAAGTGTAAAATATCAAGCAGATAAAAAACTTCCAGACAAAGCAATTGACTTGATAGATTGTGCTTGTTCAAGATTTAATCTAAAAGGAAGTGCAGAAAAAATTGTAGGCGAAGATGAAATACAATTTGAGATTGCAAAAGCAGTTAATCTTCCTGAAGAGCAGGTCAAGGAAAAAGAAACAAGTAATTTAGCTAATTTAGAAAAGAATCTTAAAGGCGAAATATACGGACAAGACAAAGCTATTGATGAAATAGTTGATAAGATACTTGTTGCACAGGCAGGACTTAAAGTAGAAAACAAACCTGTAGGATCATTTGTGTTTATGGGTCCAACTGGTGTTGGTAAAACTGAAACTGCAAGACAACTGTCCAAGCAACTTGGTGTCAAACTTGTTAGATTTGATATGTCAGAGTATCAAGAGAAACATTCTGTATCTAAATTGATAGGATCACCTCCTGGATATGTTGGCTTTGAAGAAAATGCAGGATTGCTAATCACAAAATTACAGGAAAATCCAAACTGTGTGTTGCTACTTGATGAAATAGAAAAGTCACACCCTGATGTAAGTTCTTTATTATTACAAATAATGGATAATGGATTTGTAACAGGATCAAATGGTAAAACTGCTGACTGTAGAAACATTGTATTGATACTAACAACTAACTTAGGTTCTCAAGAAGCAGATTCAAATGCAATTGGTTTTGGTTCAATGGACAAAGAATACGAAGATAAAGAATTGAAAAGGTTCTTTGCGCCTGAATTTAGAAATAGATTAGACGGAACTATGACATTCAACAAACTTGAAAAGAATACTATGATTAAGATTGTTGGCAAGTTCCTTGTTGAACTTAAGAATATGCTAACAGAAAGACAGGTTGAAACAACTATTTCAGATAGTGCTATTGACTTATTAGTAGACAAAGGGTTTGATGCAAAGATGGGTGCAAGACCTTTACAACGTGTAATTGATAAAGAGATCAAAACCCCATTATCTAAGCAACTCTTGTTCGGCGATCTTAAAGACGGTGGAAAATTAAACATCGATATTGCTGAAGAAAAATTTGTTTTAAAAACAGAAAAAACAAAAGAACAAGAGAAGGTAGATGTCAAAAACTAAAATTGATAGGGTAATTAACTTAGGCGAATGCGACTTAAACATATACAAAGGACGTTTAGGAATCATTTGTAGTGGCGGAGCAGACAGTTCATTACTACTTTACAATTTACTTAAACACACAGACACCACAGTAGATGTTTTCACACTTGCCAATAATGGCCTTGACAATAAAAACGTTGTTGCAATTACAAACATAATAAATTATTGTGTCAAAGCAACTGACAATCATAGAGTAAGGCATCATGTTACTCATATGCAAGGCAATAAGCCAGACGGACCAAGATCAATATACGAAACTACAAAAGGCTATGGACTTGATTACATATATGATGGCATTACAAGAAATCCTCCACCAGAAATATTAGAAACAATGGACACAACTGTTTCACCCAGAGATAAAAATAGAGACGGTGACGGCACTCCTAATTTAGAATGGGTAGAAGAATTGAAATGTTATTCTTATGCTCCTTGGGCCAAGCTAACAAAAAAGCAACTTGCAAAAATTTACAAAGACTTTAACCTATTAGAAACATTGTTTCCTTTAACTTATAGTTGTGAAGAATATGGACTAGACACAATGGATCATTGTGGTAAGTGTTGGTGGTGTCAAGAAAGATTCTGGGCTTTTGGTAGGTTGGTATGATAAAGAAAAAAGCAAACAAACTGTTCTGGGACAAATATCTTTACAAGCTAGGAGTTTACAATAGTGGTACTCCTATTTTTAGGAACAAAAGGTTAGACCAAGCACGTGATGTCATTGACAAATTAAATCTACAATACCTTGCTGGTGAACCTATAAACTGGAGCCCTACAAGATTTTCACAAAAGTCAATTGAAATATCACAAAGTGATTTAGATGATTTAAAAATATTGATCAATGCTTTCCAAGATGATGTAGATTATATGTTGCGTTGTGAAGGAATGAGATTAGGAATATATGCAAATGATATCAAGTGGATCAGAAGAATAGGCAAAAAACTTAATGATGTGCCTTGGCTATGGGAGCCAAAAAATATCCAAGCAGAAGCAAATGTAATATATGTTGATGAACCATTTCCATATGAATACAAGGTGTTTTTAAATGGCACGGCTGATCCTAGATTCTATGATTGGTGTATAAAAAACAAGGACAAAGTAAGGGTTGGAGATGGACTATTGCGTAATTTTAAAAACAGCACAGATCTAAGAGGCAAGTATCTGTATTGCAAAAATGAGAAGAATTTAACACTGATTAGAATGTTTTTACACGACAATATTATACGTTTAGACAAGATCGTGCATCAAACAAATACGGATAAATAACAATATGTCCAGTTCAGAAACAATATTGTCAAATCAAGTACACGCAGGTGACTCTACTAATACCACCGTCACTGGTGAAAAATTCAAGGGTGATGGATACTATGGTAGATCAGATGGTTTTCACACAGTTCAGTACAACCTAGCAGACTTCAACGGCACAATAAAGATGCAAGGCACACTTGCTACAACGCCTACAGAAGCTGATTATTTTGACATAGCAGGCACTGAATCACAAGGATCAAACGGTAGTTATTTCTACAATTTTACAGGGAACTTTGTATGGGTTAGAGTGGTGGTAAACTACACTAGCGGAACAGTACAAAGTGTGTTATTGAACCATTAGGGTGTAATATGAAGCATTTTATTAACATAGTTTGGGAAAACAAAGACATAGCAGAACTAGATGAATATCTAGTTGATACGGTATTGGAATGTGCTGATGAAGGCTTACTTGAAGATGAAACAAATTATGAAACATTTGACACCATAGATGGTGGAGTTGTTATGGCTGTAGAGCTACACAAGGGCTTAGATGAAGCAGAATCCAAGGTTGTAGCAGAGAGATTAGCCAACAAATTGTTTGATTTAGGGCATACAAACTTCGATATCGAAATTTCCGTCTAGCTTTAAACTATGATAAATACTCTTAGTATAGGAGTATTCTATGTCTAAAACATTTACAGATTATTTAAAAGAGACCGAAGAGAAAAACCGCTGGGTTGAAGAAACTTATGACGGAGATGACTTCTACATCGCATATGGTGATATGTGGTTTAATGAAGACGAAATTGTAGACGAAGCTGAATACCAAGGACGTAAAGTTAAACTTGGAAAGCCAATGAGAGGCGATGTCAAGAAGTTTAAAGTATACGTCAAAGATCCTAAAACAAAGAACGTTAAAAAAGTAAACTTCGGTGATCCAAACATGAAGATTAAGAAATCAAACCCTGCAAGACGCAGATCATTTAGAGCAAGACACAACTGCGATAATCCAGGTCCAAGAACAAAAGCAAGATATTGGAGTTGTCGCAAATGGTAAAACTTGCAGAATTCATAGAACAGGAAAAACAAGAATTCAAGCCATTGGAGTTCGATGTCGTTGAGGATCTTTGCATACACATGAAAAACGATCCTATGTTCTATAGAAAACAATATTACCCAACACTTGCACTAATGCAGGACAAGTTAAAGAAGGGCGAAACTGTTGATCAACGTGAAATGTTAATGCCCATGATTAACATGGCAAAGACTCATTACTGTTCAAAGTATGACATACCGAAGAAACCAGAAGATTTGCTCACTGATGATCAGTGTACTGCTATAATCGAAAAAATATACGATGAAGAAATGGAGTTGATCAGAGATGGAGCCTACTAATGTTTTTAAGAGAAATATTCGAAGCACCTAAAGTTGCCGCATTTGCCTTTGGCAGAATGAATCCACCTACAGTTGGACACGCAAAACTTGTTGATAAAATCAAATCACAAGAAGGTGAACCTTTTCTCTTTTTAACACATACACAAAAACCTAAAACAGATCCTTTGTCTTTTGACGAAAAAGTTTTCTTTGCACAAAGAAGTTTTACTGGAGTAACAATAGGTGATCAAAAAGTAAGAACAATAATAGATGCCATGCAATTTTTAGAAGCAAAAGGTTATTCAGATATTATATATGTAGCAGGTTCAGATAGAGTTGCACAGTTTGAAAAATTATTAAACACATACAATGGCAAAGATTATAATTTTAATTCTATTAAGATAGTAAGTGCAGGACAACGTGATCCAGATGCCGAAGGTGCAGAAGGAATGAGTGCAACTAAGATGCGTCAAGCGGCTTACGAAGATGACTTTGACACTTTCAAACAAGGTGTTGCAAGTGATGAAAAAACTGCAAAGATGATGTTTGATAAAATACGTGTTGGCATGGGTGTTTCAGAAGATTTACAAGAACTTATTGTTAAACAACAAAAGCCTAAATTAGATGTGCTGAATAACATAGCAAGTAGAAAAGATGGAAAGCCTTTTCCTTTAAGTTGGAATGCAGGACCAGATGAAATAAGTGTGGGTGGCAAAGTATATATTGAACCTTCAGAAGCAAATAAGTTTATACGTTTCTATGACAACCAAGAAAAAGAAAATCAAGAACTAATGCAAAAGGCATTAAGAAGTGCAAAGACAACAGTAAATTTATTTAAAAATTTAGGTTTTAAATTTACATACAAACAAGATGAAGATAGAAAGTCTACAAAGCAGGCATTAAAAAAAGGATTTGATCCTGCAACACAATCAGCACTAGCAAACATAAGACAAAAATATCCAAATGCAAAAGATCCTATAGATGCAATATTAAAATATGTCATTGATGTAGATTCAGAAAATGATTCAGTTGATGATAAGATAAATGCACGATTTAAAAAATTTGTTCAAAAATTAAAAGACATAGAACCTAAACTTGCAAAATTAGATGCAAGATTAAAAAAGATTGAGATGGAATCAATAGAAGAAAACTTTGCTGATGGAAAGAAAAAAGGCAAAAGCAGACCAGGTCGTGTAAAACGTTCGGGTGCAAGTTGCAAAGGATCAGTTACAAGTTTAAGAGCAAAGGCAAAGAAAGCATCAGGAGAACGTGCAAAAATGTATCACTGGTGTGCTAACATGAAGTCAGGGAGGAAGAAGTGACGTTTAAAGAGATGTCGTTAGATGATAAAATAGACAACTTAAAAATGCGTATTAGAGGTTTTAAACACAAACACAAAGAAACACTATATAAAGAAGATGGACGAAATAAAGAAACTACAGAAACTAGCAGGGATAGGACAATTCGAAGGCTATACGGAATATAAGATAGACGAGAATCCTAGTATTACTGCAACTGCTGTCAAGGCCAAAGAAAAGAAACTTGGTTTGAAGCCAGGCGACCAAGAATGGTTTAAACTTTGGTTTGGAAAACCTTTCTGGATGGGCACTCCTAAATTCAGAGGACGCAAGAAATGAGACTAAGGCATATCACAGAAGGTGTTGGATTAGTTGTTAAAGGAGTCAATACTACTCCTGACGTAGGCGTTGATGCCATTCAAAAACAAGCGGCCAAGTTTGGCTTTAAGGTTGACAAAAAAGGAAAGCCAGCTTATACTATGCACAAGAAGGCTCACAAGAACAGTGACCCAAATACTTTATTTAATTTGGGCATGGCAGAGTCTAGAAAGGATATAACATATACAAAGCCTAATCTTGATAGCGAGTGGGACGAAGCAACACGTTATGAAGAATTTAAAAAGTTAGGTAAGGATAAATGGATTGAGCTTGTAAATAAAGGCAAAGTAGTTGAATACAATACTAAAACAGTTCAAAAGATGAGTAATACTGATGCTGTAAATGTTAAAGACTTTGATAACCTTGATAAAGATAAACAAGCAAGAGCATTAAAACAATTAGAAAAAGGTTCAATTGAATTACCTATCGTTGCAAGTTACAGTGACGGGCATTTAGAACTAGTAGGCGGTAATACAAGACTTACTGCTGTAATGAAAGCAACTGGTAAAGGCAAAGTATGGCAATTTGATGTACCAGATGGGTTGGTAGAGTCAAGAAAAGAAATTTGGAACGAATGGAAAATTATGCCACAAACAATTAAACCAATGGGTTTGATACACAAAGCAGGAAAAGGTCCTAACAATAGATTTGATTTTAAGAACAAAGCAAACAACAGGGCAAACGAAGACGAGACAAAATTATCAAGTGCAAGTGAAATTTATGTTGACATGGATGGCGTACTTGTTGACTTCTTTGGTCCTTGGACCAAAATGATGGGCGTTGATGATTGGAGACAAATCAAAGACGTTGATGCGGCACTACAAAAGATTAGAGATACAAAAGATTTCTGGATTAATCTAAAACCAACTGCAAATGCTGATAACCTACTTTCTGTGATTAAAGAAATTAAAGGTGAATACAACATTTTATCAGCACCAATGGCAGATGATCCAAGAGTTGAACCAAGTAAAAAAGAATGGGTTGAAAAGAATTTAACAGCATTTCCTCCCAAGAAAGTAATTATAACATCTGCAAAAAGCCAGTATGCTACACAGTCAGATGGCACTCCAAACATTTTAATTGATGACTTTGGTCAGAATGTTAGCAAATGGGAAGCCTCTGGTGGTGTTGGATTCAAACACAAAGATCATAAGTTTGAAAGAACTGCTAAAAATTTAAAACAATATTTTGAAAAACCAGCTACGGAGAGAGAATTGACCAAAGGGGAAGAGAAGGACAAAGAACGTTTTGTAAAAGGCATGAAGAAAAACAAGGCAGACTTTAAGAAACGTTATGGCAAAGATGCAGATGCAGTGATGTATGCAACTGCAACAAAGATGGCTAAGAACGAAGGTGACTTAATTCCTAATCCTAAAAATTCAATAGTTGCAAAAGCAGATACAGCCTATGACTTTTTAAAATTAGGTGTGAACATGGCAAACATCAAAGACGTTAATCCAGATGATATGAATCCAGATGAGCCAGATGTAATGGTAAACTTCTTTGGTGGTGAGAAAGAAAAAGAATACATGATGTCACAACTTAAACGTTTGGGATATAAAGTGCAGGACGTTGATGGATACACAGATGCACACTATGATGAAAAACCTACAAAGGGCAAAGCACCTCCACAAGTAAAGGGAGAAGATGTTGAAGACTTTATTACTAAAAAAGGAAATGCACCAATTGATAGACTTATTCCTGTACAAAAGGATAGAAAATTTAAAAAGCTAGGCAAAGCAATGGTTAGAGTGCTTACAGATAAAATGCCTCCAATCATTGTTGATAATCAAGGACACATTATCAACGGACATCACAGATATGATGCACTACGTTTATTAGGCGTTCCTACTGCAAAAGTAGCCATGATAGGCGGCAGTTTAAAAGAAATAATGGATTTGATGTAGAGATAAATATAGATATGCGTTTAAGAGAAGTACAAAAGAAACCAAGTAAGCCAAGAGATCCTAATGCTAAGGCCATGCAGGACCTACGTAAAAGTGGAGCCGCAGGAAGCCATGGTGACAAAACAAAGGTTATTCCACGCAAACAAAAGCACAAAGACAAGGACATGAAAGAAGGTAGAGATACACATTGTTCAGACAAGTGTTGTGGATCAGATGTAAAACGTGAAGACTGTACTTGCTCACCAACTTGCAAACATTGTAATTGTAATGCTAAAATGGAAACTGCTACACCAGGTGCAACAAGTGCCGGTAACATAGCAACTGTGGCAAATCCACACATAGCAAACAGCAAAGCAAAGCCTAAGAAGCAAAAACCAACTGATAATGCACTAGATAACAAGAGTCACGGACTATTTGGCCAACCCATAAAAAGGCTAAATAATAGTAAGGAAGTTACAATGGATAAAAATAAAGAATTACAAGAAGATTTAGCAGATTTGGCCAGCAAAGCTGAGCAAGATCATGAAGTGCAAATGGCACGTGCTCAACTGTACAAAATTGCAAAATACTCTATTAAACTTCACGATATGCTTAAAGGTGTGTCAGAGCAAGAAGGATTAGAAGGTTGGGTACAATCTAAGATCACAAAAGCCGCTGATTACATGGGTGCAGTTTATCACAACATGGATTATGAAATGAAGTTTGATGAAGTAACTGCTGAAGCAAAAGAAGAAGTCGCAAAAGAAGGTAAAGCAAAGAATCTTAAACAACAGGCGGCTATTGCTATTAGTAAAAAAGAAAAAGGTTACAAAGAATCTTTAGCAGACAGGTTAGCAGAAAACTTAGACCTAAAAAAAAAGACTGACCAAGACACAGACGAATCTGGAATAATGTACAGAGCCGGCGTAAAGAAGTACGGCAAAGACGGAATGAAAAAGATTCAAAGTGCGGCTGGTAAAGGTGCAAGTGCTGAAGAAATAGGTAAGATCAAAGACAAGCACAACAAAAAGAAAAAAGAATCATACAGCTCTTTAGAAGAATCAGTAGGTAAAGAAATCACTGAAGAAGAGTTCGAAAAATTAGCAGAAAAGAAAGATGCCTGCTATCACAAAGTAAAATCAAGATATAAAGTTTGGCCATCAGCTTACGCCTCTGGTGCTCTAGTTCAGTGTCGTAAAAAAGGTGCGGCGAACTGGGGTAAGAGTAAAAAGTAATGCGTTGGGCAGAAATAGAAGAAGGTACTCGCTGTTGGAAAGGATACGAAAAGAAGGGCATGAAAACCATGTTCGGAAAACGTGTACCTAATTGTGTCAAGCGAGAAGATATAGATTTTTGTGTCAACTGTGGAGACATATTATTTGCAGAAGACCTACATGAAGATTTAAAAAAATGGTTCAAACAAAAATGGGTACGTTTTGGACCAGATGGCAAGATTAGAGGATCATGCGGAGGCAAAAGTGCAGGTGAAGGCAAACCTAAATGCTTACCTGCCAAAAAGGCCTATGCAATGGGCAAGAAGAAAAGAAAAACTTCTGCCGCTCGTAAACGTAGAAAAGACCCTAACGCAGATAGACGCGGTAAGGCTAAAAACGTAAAGACATAGGAGATACCAATGCAAGATTGTAAATGTGAAAAATGTGGATGCGGTCACCATTGTAGAGAAGACTGCCAAAGTTGTGCAAATGATGTATGCACAGGTTGTAGATGTGAGCATTGTAAATGAAGATAAAAGATTTAGTTGAAGGTCCAGAGTTAGATCGTATCAAAAAGATACCAGGAAGTGTTGCTGGTTATTTTGCTGACCTCAACAAAACATTCAACAAGAAGTCAGGATTTGCTGGTGTAACTCCACCAGGTACAGCACAGGACAGAGGTCCAACTGGCATGGGTGCTATACGTGGCAAGGGTGGCAAAGTTGCTACTCCTAAGCCTGTTAAAGTAAGTAAATCAGCACCAAAGCCTACAAGACAGCCTTCCGTAACAAAACCAGATCAACTAGATAAAGGCAGTGGATTTTCAGAAGGTGGTGAAGTGTATGTATGGGACGGAATGACCTGGAATTCACAATCAGGAAAACAACTAGGTGCCATGGAAGGTTGGAAAAAGTTTACAAAAGCTCAAACCAAAGGTTCGGCATTTTTAGCTCCTAAATAATTCTCAAGCATAAATACTTAAAAATTAAACAAGGAGTCATATGGCTTTTTTAGTTCATAACCTACCACCTGTAGAAGTATTCGTAAAAAAAGAATACTTGTATGATCATCAAAAAGGTCATGGAGAATTAACTCCAGGATATTGGATTAGTGTAAGAGCAATCCAAGGAAAAGCATTATATTTTGAAACTTTGCTTACAGACTACGGTGCTTTGTTTGACAAGCTACCTATTAGTGCATTTGTTTGGAAAGAAGATTACAAAGAAGAAGATCAACTTCCATTAGACACACTCCAAATATGGGACTGCTTTGATTATGATATCACAATAATTAAAAAGCCAATGTTAGCTGATTGCGAATTCTTTGGCAAAGATAAGAAGATGCACAAAGGCAATTATTTGTTTACCTTAGATTCATGTCATAGAGACAACAGCACACTAGACACAAATTTTTCAGAACATGATCCAGAACACAAATCCTTCAATGTTATTAAATTGGACAATGGACAATTTGCCGCTCAACCAAACAACAGAGTAATTTTTACAGATCAAAGTTTGGTACATCCAGAAAAGAAAATACCTGACTTCAAAGTATGCACACAAAATTACACAGTAGAAAACACACCAAAATGGTCAGTAGGACACACTGACGAATGGTCATACAAAACCAAAGAAGAAGAATCCAATTCTGATTAAGATTAAATAACTGTATGTTAGTACCTAACTTACAGACTTTAGAATTCAAAGAAAAGGCAGATATCTTTACAATGCTTTATCCAGAAGCAGAAGATATCAAACCAATTCTAATTGAAAAAATAAAAGCACAAGGCGATCAACAATATCGTAAAACAAACGTCCAGGCAGACATGACAAAATGGACAATGTTTAATGATGTGGATTTCAAAAAGATAATTGATTTTGCCATTGATGTTACCAAAGGTGGTTTAGTAAGTGTACCGCAAGGAACTTTCTTTGCAACAGATTGTTGGGGAGCAGTTTACAAAAAAGGTGAAAGTTGTAATCCACACGCACATCATCCTGCTGTTTGGAGTTTTGTTTACTATGTACAAGCAGATCCAAAAAATGCCCCATTGGTATTTCCAACAAGTGGTAATGCCATATATCCAAACACAGGACTAATGGTTGTGTTTCCTGGTTGGGTGACTCATAGTGTGCCACCAGAAGAAAGTGATAAAGAAAGATTTATCGTTGCTGGAAATTTAAGTATTGACAGACCACAGGCAACGAGTGTATAATATACAATCAAAAGGAGAATCATCATATGAGTGATAGAACATACGGTCCAGACGAAAAACAAAAACTTGAAAGACTAGTTAACGAAGGTTCACAAGTGTTACAAGAAGTTGAGGACTTACAAACAGGTTTGAAAGATACTGTAAAAGCAGTTGCAGAAGAATTAAATGTAAAACCTGCTTTGATTAACAAGGCAATCAAAATTGCACACAGAGGCGATTGGTCAAAAGTAGCAGATGCTTTTGATGATTTGGAAACATTGGTAGTCACAGTTGGCAAGGACAAGTAGTGGGTATTGTAGAGTTTTTTCGACAAAGTTATAGGAGTCATCCACTTGCCTTCAATTTAGAAATGGTAAGTGCGATAACTGTTATAATTGGAAGTGCGATATTAACCTACACAGTTCTTGCTCCAAGGCCAGACATATTCATTCCATTTTATTGGATTGGTAGTGTGACTGGATTCTTTGGTGCATACTACAGAGGGTCAGCATGGGTAATGGTGTTGACAGCTTGGTTTACTACAATGAATACAATAGCACTTTGGAGACTTTTTCTTTGAAATATATAGTTGACATTGACGGAACAATATGTTATACTGTAAACAGTAACTATGAGGAAAGTCGGCCGTATAAAGACCGCATATTGCGTTTAAACGGCCTATTTGACGAAGGTCACGAAGTACATTACTATACTGCAAGAGGCTCGCAGTCAGGCAAAGATTGGCAAGAATTTACAAAGGCACAGTTAGATGATTGGGGTGTAAAATATACTTCGGTTCGAGTAGGCAAAGAACATTATGATAAATGGATTGATGATAAGGCAATTAATGACAAGGAGTTCTTTAAAGATTGATGTAGTCCTTAAATGGATAGCAACAATCACTCTTATAATAGGAACTTTTATAAATGCAGGTTATCCGCATTTATATCCAATAGGCCCGGCTGTATTGGCATTGGGCGGAGCAATTTGGTTAATAGTTTCTTTTATGTGGAAAGAACCGGCGTTGATAATAACAAATGCAGTCTTGACAATAGTTGGGATTGCGGGTATAATGTTAGCAACGTCATGATAAAGGTACAGTCGGCCATAAGCGACATATTTGGTATTTGTCAGCCTCAAATGACATATAGGAGAAAAGATGAGTTACGTAGACGCACAATTCGATAGAGATCAAGATGTTATTCGTGTAGTCGAAAGAAAAGAAGGTAAAAGACATTTTACTGAATATCCTGTAAAGTATACGTTCTATTACAAAGATCAAAGAGGAAAATACAAAAGCATTTATGGTGATCCTCTAAATAGAATCGTAGCTAGAAATACAAAACAATTTAGAAAAGAACTTGCAATAAATCAAAACAAAGATTTATTTGAAAGTGATGTCAATCCAATATTTCAATGCTTGAGTGAAAACTATTTGAATGTTGATGCTCCAAAACTGAATGTAGCATTTTTTGATATTGAGACTGACTTTGATCCTGAACGTGGATTTGCTGATCCAAGTGATCCATTCATGCCAATTACTGCAATCACTGTACACTTGCAATGGCTAGACAGTTTGATAACACTTGCACTTCCTCCGAAGACACTTACAATGGATCAAGCAAAAGAACAAGTGAAAGATTTTGACAACACACATCTATATGAAAAAGAAGGAGATATGCTTGAAGCATTCTTAGATCTTATCAAAGATGCTGATGTGTTAAGTGGTTGGAACAGTGAAGGTTATGATATTCCTTATTGTGTCAACAGGGTAAAAAGAGTTTTAAGCAAAGATGATACAAGACGTTTTTGTTTGTGGAAACAACTTCCAAAGAAAAGAGAATTTGAAAAATATGGTAAAAAAGCTGAAACCTATGACTTAATAGGTAGGGTGCATTTAGATAGTTTAGAATTATATCGTAAATACACATATGAAGAAAGACACA